TGGAAATAACTTTGACCAAGTGTTGTTATATGGTTCGCTGTTGGAAGCTTATGTATTTATGAAGGGGGAGGCGGATGTCATTGCTAGTTACCAGAAGCGTTATGACGAGGGTATGACCTTGTTATTGCAACTTGGTGAAGGCAAGAACCGCCAAGATATGTATAGGACTTTACAGGCAAGGTACCCAGTACGATGAATTTCGATACAGTAGAAGGCTTTATGAATGGCAACGTTATTGTGAAAACTTCGCAGGGTAGAGGCTTTACCCCAGAAGAGATTGCAGAACGTGCTATCGACAAGATTATTTATGTTGGCTCTAAGTCACACCCTGCCATTCGTGATCAGGCAGAAGCATTTAGAGAGAATATACAAAGTGTTTTAGTGTTTTACCTAAAAGAAGCGGTGCGCTCAGACCGCACGACCATTGCTAACCGATTACGGGAAGCTGGTCACCCTGAGCTAACTTTTTTATTGAACGAATAGGAGTTTCAAATGGCTATTACTCAAGCGATGTGCACATCATTTAAAGCCCAGCTTTTGCTTGGTGTTCACGATTTTCGTCCAGCAGGTCAAGCTGGTGCGGATACTTTTAAACTAGCGTTGTACACATCTTCAGCTTCTTTGGACGCAAATACCACTACGTATTCTGCTTCTAACGAGGCTACTGGTGTTACTGCCGGTGGTTTGGCGCTTACCAATACAGGTGTTGGTACTACTAATACTAACTCTACTGCTGGTACAGGCTTTACTGACTTTAGTGATTTAACGTTCTCCAATGTTACTACTACTGCTCGTGGCGCTTTGATTTATAACACCACACCTTCGGCTAATGACAACGCTAACTCTGCATTAACTAACGCAGCTGTATGCGTGTTGGACTTTGGTGGTGATAAGACATCTACTGCAGGTGACTTCACTATCATTTTCCCAACGTTTGATGCAAGTAACGCAATTATCCGTATCGCTTAATAGCATATGGCGACAGCCAATTGGGGCGAAGGTGCTTGGGGGCTAGGCGCCTGGGGCGAAGGTTCAATCTCTGTTTCGGTTAACGTAACAGGGGTTTTTTCGTCTTCTTCAATTGGTACTGTAGACGTAGTAGGATTAGCTAATGTAAGCCCCACTGGTGTAACTGCCTCTGGGGCTATTGGCGTTGAAACTGTAGCCGCTAAGGCTAACGTGCCTGTTACAGGCGTATCTGCGTCTGGTGCAGTAGCGAGTGTTACAACCGGCATCGGGGTTAGTGTTACTGGGGTTGCGGCTTCTGGAAATGTAGGAACCGTAATTCCTCAGTCTAATAACAACATATCCGTAACCGGTCTGCAAGCTACAGGTGCATTAGGCGAAGAAGAAATAGACGCTAAAGCTAACGTAAATGTAACGGGTGTAAGTACAAACAGCGCTGTTGGCACGGTGGTTGTAAATTCAGAAGCTTCAGCATTGCCCACGGGCGTATCTGGTGGGACCATACTTGGTAGTGTTGTAGCCTGTGTTGATGAAGAGGGTTGGGGTGCGTATGGCTGGGGCGAAGGCACTTGGGGTGGCGGGGTTAATAAAGTATGCGTAATAGGCATCGCCGCTACCGTCAATATTGGACAGATTAGAACGTCCCAATCAGTAACTCTTGTAGGAGTACAGGCAAGTGGATCTATAGGTACTGTACAAGTATCAGGACAGGCAGTACCTAATGTTACAGGCTTTGAAATAGTTGCAGAATTAACTGGCGTGGCTGTAGATGCCGGTGCTAACCACGGAGTTACTGGCGAGCAGGCAGTTTGTTCTGAAGGGAATGTAACAGTAACTGCTAAAGCTAACGTTGTTTTAGTTGGCTTTGGTGTTACGGCTTCTTTAGGAACTGTTACAACTAAAACAGTTAATAATTTTAATGTAACAGGCGTTGGAGCCCTTGCGTTATTGGGTGAGGAAGAAGTAGACGCTAAAGCTAATGTCTTCCCAACTGGGGTGACTGGAACGGGGCAAATTGGCACCGCTCAAGTAGTAGGAAAAGCCGTAGTTAATGTAACCGGCGTGGCTAGTACGATGGGGCTTGGTGAGGTTGAGGCGGAGGCAGGGGCAAACGCAGTTGTTACAGGGGTAGCAGGAACAATTTCTTTGGGTAGTGTTGCCGTAAACAGCGACGCTAACGTATACTTAACGGGTGTGAGTGCAGTAGGTCGGGTCTCTAGACCGCTAGTCTGGGGTTTGATTGATACTTCGCAAACACCAAATTGGACGCCGATCGCGGCTTAGGAGCAATAAATGGCAAGTACATATAGTAATCTTAAAATTCAGCTTATGGCGACCGGGGAAAACTCGGGAACTTGGGGCAATGTAACTAACGACAATTTGGGGGTAGCCATTGAACAGGCTATCACAGGTTCGGTTGACATTACTGTTAGTAGTGATACTACGCTAACCCTAACTGATACTAATGCAGCGCAAAATGCCCGCGCATTACGTCTTAATATAGGTGGTAGTGGCGGCTTTAATTTGACTGTCCCCGCTATCCAAAAACTGTATCTTGTTAACAACGCGACACTAGCCGCCGTAGTTGTTAAAAACGCATCAGGTTCAACTGTTACTGTACCCACTGCTAAAACAATGTGGGTATATAGCACCGGAACCGGTGTGGTTGATGCGGTTACCCACTTAACTTCGCTGACTCTTGGGTCTGCGTTACCTATTGCCTCAGGTGGTACAGGTTCAACTTCAACCACATACGCAAACCTACAGACTAACGTAACTGGAACTTTACCCGCAGGTAATGGTGGAACAGGAATTACCTCTGCTGGTACTGCTGGTAACGTATTAACTTCAAATGGTTCAATTTGGACCTCTGCCGCTGCCGCTGCGTTTGACTCAGGTACGGTTATGTTGTTTGCTCAGACTTCTGCGCCGACTGGTTGGACCAAAAACGTATCAACTGGGGATAACTCAGCTTTGCGTGTTGTAACGGGTACAGCAAGTACGGGTGGATCGGTAGGGTTTACTACAGCATTTGCAAGTCAGACGCCATCTGGTTCAGTAAGCATTTCATCGGTTGCTGGTAGCGCTGGAGCAACAACACTTTCAACTCCACAAATACCAAGTCATAACCACCAATTCTCTTCTTTTGACTCAAGCCCAGGTGGTGGTACTGTAGCTAGAAATGCTGGAGGAGCAGGTAATAGTCAGGTTAATAACGTTACTAGCACTGGTGGTGGAGGATCACATACCCACCCATTTAGCTTTTCAAGTGGCTCTGGTACATTTAGTGGTAACGCTATTAACCTTGCAGTGCAATATATTGACGTTATTCGTGCGTCTAAGAATTAAACGTGCTTAAAGAAATCTTTTCCGTACCGATATACGTCTTAGAAAATAAGTATTTTTTATCTGAGGCTATAAACGCTTTTGATAATATTGGCATTGAAAAGCACTATGAGCCAAATTTATATGGAGTTTCTGGTTTTACAACTTATTTTAAATCGGAAACAAGTGAAAAAATTAAATTGTTAATACCAACTACAACGAATTTTATACTTGAAGAAAGTAAAAATTATTTAAATTTAATGGGGTATGATGTTACCAATCATAAATTAAGTATGGCAAATGTTTGGTTTACTAGAATGAAAGAAAACTCAAACCATAATTTTCACATACATACTGATCCAAGTGAAAAAAGAATCATGCTTTGTGGAACTTATTATTTAAAAGCTCCACCTAACTCATCTTCAATAACGTTTTCTCGTTCTGAAGGAGAATTTTTTAACAGGGCAAATATGTCAGTTTTAGAAGAAAATCCATTTACTAGAAGATTTTATTCTCATAACCCTTCGGAAGGTGGTTTGGTTTTGTTTTTAGCGGAGACTTTTCATGGAGTTTTGGCTAACAAAAGTTTAGAAGGAAGAGACACTTTATCGTTTAACGTAATGGTAGAAAAAAATGGGAACACTTAAAAACGGAACATTTTGTCCACTAATTAAAAAAGACTGCGTAGGTCTTACTTGTGCTTGGTACACCCGTGTACAAGGCTACGATATGAATAGTGGTGCTCAAGTAGATAGCTACGAATGTGCAATATCGTGGCTGCCAATGCTATTGATTGAAAATTCTGGACAACAACGACAAACTGGAGCTGCTGTTGAATCGTTTAGAAATGAAATGGTAAAAGCTAATGAGGTTAATACAAAACTAATATTGGCAGCTGCTTCTGGAGAAACACAACAACCAAAATTACTTAGGAGTATTAAAAAATGAAACTAACTATTATCCCCGCAGACGGATCGGTTGGCGAAGACAATAAGTTTTATAACGGTATTGATTTAAGTTCATGTGCAATCCCGGCTGACATTCATGCTCTTCAATGGCAAGATAATGCTGGTTGGATTGAATACAATTCCCCATTAGTAGAAAATCAAGCTATTACTGAACTTCCAGCATGGGCAAATTGCTGTATGACTAAATGGACTGAGGCTAATACTCCAGTACCACCAGCTCCACCAACCGCTGAACAAAATAAACAAACTGCAGTCAGTAAGCTACAGATGACTGATTGGACCACTATTCCTGATGTTGGAGACCCGACAAAAAGTAATCCTTACTTAAGCAACGTTCAAGAATTTGTTACTTATCGTAATGCAGTTCGCCAATATGCCATTAACCCAGTGGCTGGCAACATCAACTGGCCTACTGTCCCACAAGAAATTTGGACAACAGTATAGTGAACGCACAGCTTGAGCAAAATAATTTTTTATTTGTTCCTAGCTTTATTAGCCAGGAACGTGCTCAGTCGTTAAATTCTTGGCTGCTTAATGAACGTGACGCTGGTCGTTTAATTGATGATCCCAGAATTAATTACGGTTTATTTGGTAAAGCATATCAAGATGCGGTTCCGTTTTTAGAACTTCTTTGCGAAAAAACAAACGATGTTGGTGTTTTGATAGAAGAGTCTGTTTTGCCAACGTATTCTTTTTGCATGATTTATGGGCCAAACAGTCAACTTATAAAACATTTAGACAGACCAGCCTGTGAGATTAGTTTAACAGTCCATCTTGGCGGTAATGTTGAGTGGCCTATCTATATTAAAAAACCGTCTGGTGAAGAAGTGCCGTTTAAACTTGACCCTGGCGATGCAGTAGTTTATTTAGGATGCGTGGCAGAGCATTGGCGTGAAAAGTTTACTGGGCAATATTACAGCCAAGTATTTTTACATTATGTGCGTAGTCGTGGCCCAAATGCTTGGGCTTATTTTGATAAAAGGCAATAAATATGACTATTGAAGTAAAAATTGGTTGCGTATCTAATCTTTATAGTCGGATGATGCACTTTAAAAATGCTGGGGATACTGAGCACACCCATACGCACTCTTTTGACCATTTAACTCTTTTGGCTGCTGGTTCTGTTAAGTGTGTAGTCAATAATAAAGAAACTATTTTTAAAGCGCCTCATATGATATTTATTAAAAAAGATGAAGAGCATGCTTTTACTGCGCTAGAAGATAACACTGTTGCTTATTGCATTCATGCCATGCGGATAGGAACCCGTATTGAAGATATAGCTGATCCTTCAATGTTCCCAGATGGTGTAGCAATTCCTTACGAAGTTTGTCACTGGTGGAGCCCTCCTGAAAATTACGATGGGAGTAATTCAGGAGTAATAAAAAATCCATGCACAACTGCAACAGGCGACATTCAAGTAACAAAAACCTAAATGAAATTGCTATCTGATTACATCGTCACAATTGATAACGCAATCACGCATGCGTTATGTGATGCCATTCTTACCGAATATAAAAATAGTGACGATTGGATGTTGGCAGTTACTGCTAGTGGTAAAGCAGATGCAGAAAGACAGTGCTCAATTATTGGTATTTCTTACAGTTCTGTCATAGATAAAAACATGGAAGTAAGAAAAAATTTAGATAAATACTTATTTGCATCAGCCGCTAATGCAATAAAACAATATAGGCAAAGGTTTGGTTTGTGTAGTATACAAGAAGATACGGGGTATGATTTACTTAGATATGAAGTAGGCCAGTTTTATACAACTCACACCGACTCTTTTAAAGACCGTCCCCGTGCCGTATCTTGTTCTTTTATGTTAAATGACGACTACGAAGGCGGTGAATTTGCGTTTTTTGATCGTGAGCTAGTGTACAAACTTAAAAAAGGGTCGTGCATTATGTTCCCCTCAAATTTTATGTACCCCCATGAGATAATGCCCGTAACAAGCGGTACACGGTATTCCATAGTAACTTGGTTTATATAAGGATTAATATGATTTCAGAAAACCCCGCAGTTAAGTTAGAAGACGGTACCAAAGTGTGCCGTCATACGGTTGAAGTCCTTTGTCCTAATTGCGGTCGGGATGTAGATGAGGCTGAACTTGCTGCACAAAAGTGTAACGACTGCGGGTTTGATTTATCTACTCCTAAACAGTCTGTATCTGTTTGGGCTACTTCTGTACCTAAAGGCGGTACAAAGCTCTGGGGTGAGTAAATTGAATCATGTCAGACGAACTCGGATTGTCGGCTGGTGCCAAGGGGATTAGCGAGGGGATTAAGACCGGTCGAGAGGCTGGACGAGAGATCGGTAAGAACATCGAGGATGTTCAGAAGGAAGCAGTAGATGTAGCGAAGGAACGGGCAAATGCCAAGATTCGTGAGCGCAGAGAAGCAGAGTTAAAGAAAGAGCGGGCGATATTTAAAGCCCTTGAAGAGTACAAACACCGTAAGAAGATTTCGGATGAAGAGTACAAATTAAGGGTAGATTTTATAAAGCAGCATGGTACTAAAGAATGGCAGAAGGTCTTAGATATTAAGACCGAGATTGAGCGGTTAGAGAAAGAAGACAAAAAGTACTTTGATGCCGAGTTATCAAAGGTTAAATGGGTGCAGTTTTGGTGCTTTATGGCAGCAGGCTGGATTGCTTACTACATAGTATGGGGGTCTAAAAAATGAATATGCAAGATGTACTAAAGGCGGTGATTCCAATTATTGTGGCTGCTCTGGCATGGCTTTTAGGGCAAGTATCCTCATTTCAAACCCGCCTGACCCAGATCGAGGGCAAGATGCCCGCCTTGATTACCTCTGAAGGCATTCCAACAGACAGCCCAATTTCAGCCGAGCGTAGAGCAAAGATGCGTGAGGAACTGTACAAAGAACTCCATGACCTCCATGTGCGGGTCAAACTCCTAGAGGAAAGGAATAAGAAATAATGCTTACCCTAATATCCACAGCGCTGTCTTTCCTTATGGGTGGACTGCCTAAATTACTAGACTTCTTCCAAGACAAGGGCGATAAGAAGCACGAACTAGCTATGGCTGCCATGCAGATGGAGCGTGAACTAAAACTCATGGAAGCTGGCTATGCAGCCCAAGCTCGTGTAGAAGAAATCCGTACTGACCAAGTTCAAATGCAAACACAAGCCCAAGAACGCACCGCTATGTACAACCATGACATTGAGATTGGCAAGGGTGCTTCTCAATGGGTTATTAATTTACGTGCATCGGTTCGCCCAATGGTGACTTATCTGTTTGTATTCCTGTTAATCGTGGTCGACATCGCCTCTATTTGGTGGGCATGGACATCCGGTGCTGCGTTTGCTGAATCAGTACCCATGATTTTTGACGATCAGGAGATGCAGATTTTGGCTTCGATTATTGCTTTCTGGTTTGGGACTCAGGCGTTTAAGAAGTGAAAGTAAGCGAAAAAGCCATCAAAATGATTAAGCACCATGAGGGTGTACGCCAGAAGCCGTATCGTTGCCCAGCCAAGCTATGGACGATTGGTGTTGGGCATGTACTCTACCCACGGCAAGGTGCCTTAAAAATAGACGAGCGGGATGCCTACCCACTGGAGTACAAAGATGACCGTACCTTTTCAATGGAGGAAGTAGATGACATTCTTCGAGATGACCTTAACCGCTTTGAACGAGGTGTTGAACGCTACTGTCCCGTTAAGCTCACTCAAGGTCAGTTCGATGCTCTTGTTAGCTTTAGCTTTAATGTTGGTCTGGGAACACTACAGCGCAGCACCCTCCGTCAGAAGGTTATTCGGGGCGAAATGGAAGAAGCGGCAGAAGAGTTCTTGAAATATACGCTGGCTGGGGGTAAAGT